CGTTAGCGTTCTATCAATCTCATCAGCTACAAAAGCTTCAGTAGCTAACATACCATCCGCACTAGGAAACGAATAATTGTGTTTCTTATCTTGTGGGTATAGGATAGTATGTTGTATTCCGAATGGCATTATTGTTTCGTGTCTTGTTGGTTTTGTTGCGTGTTATTGCTTCTAAAATTCTCTTGTATCTCTATCGGTAATTGATAGAAGTATAAATTTGCCCATTTCGGATTTGGTACTTCACCCAATAGCTCAACACATTGCCCATATGTTATCAAGCCATTCTGCAAAGCAAGTGAACCCGATACGCTGTATTTTGAAAATACCTCCGCTGCCTCCTTCTTATTCTTCTGTAATGCTGGCACATGGCTAAAGTCTATATTGTACCTTGTGCTTCCGCTACCAATAAGCCATTCTGTTAAATTCTGATAGATATGTTCAGCATATGGGATAATAGTATCACTATACCAACTTGTCTCCGCTGAATTACGCTCACTTACATTTGAATTTCCATATTGTGCCGTTAGTTCGGCTTTGTAATCAAATACCTCCGAAAACATATTCATGTCCGCCTTTTCCAACTCCACAAACTGCATTTGTGCTATGGCATACCCCATCTGCTGCCAATTAACAGACGTTGACGCAACCATTATCTTACGTTGATTCTCGTCAAAGCCGTAATCTTTTTCAAACTCTTGTTCTAATCGCGCGCGCTCCTCTTTCTTCATCGCTCCCGCTCCTAAGTTCCCTTCCTCATCCATCGATAAAATACCCATAGGGCTATTCATCATCTTACCCCTAGCCTTTAAATTAACGGTCAAATTGTTAATAGTAGCCGTTAACGCTTTCAATCTTGATTCAGGTATAATTAATGAGTTTGAATAGTACGTTAAGTCAGGTATAATGTAGCATTGATCCTTTGGGATTGCTTTACCATCGAATCTGATTTCTTGTATCTGCTCCATTATATCGGTTGAATAAATGGCGTTTCTTAAATGGTTAATCTTCCAAGTTATTTCAACGTGGGTAAATGGTAACGCCCAAATAGTATTTGAATCCGCTTTATCAAATCCCACCGAAATAGGACGAATGCAAACCGTATAACCCCTTAACATAGTAGATACTATGATTTGAGTAATGAATTGATGCTGTGCTTGTGAATAGTTAGGACGTTTGAGAATATCAAGATACTTGTTTACATCTTTATCAATCGTTTGTCCTGTTGTTGTGTTTACTAAAGATACTTTGCCCTTACATATTGCTTTAGCTGTTTTTATTGGCAAATATAGTACCGGCGGGCAAAACCTTACGGCTTTATTAATATTCTCAATTGTATCAAATTCTAAGTAATCGTAACCATTACCGAATATCTTGTAAAATGTATTGTTATTAGGTTGGTTGGCTATTATAGGTGATGAAACAGCGATAGACTTAACTGCCGCTGCCATCTGTTTAACTTTCGCTATAATGCCCAACCTATTTAATTTGCCAACCTAACTCGTGCCAATATTACATCGGTACTTTGCGAAAGGTTGTAGTTAACAATTAGGGCAAATGTATAAACATTATTTTACAATTGGCAAAATTTTTTTTTTAGCTTATAATTTTTGTAGGCAATATAAAACCAAAAAAATGCAAGTATTAATGATAATACAATATCGATTGCGTTTAGTGTCATGGTGATGTTTTAGTTTAAATTTACTTCAAGTTCCTTGCCTGTTATCACATAATATAAATTCTGTAGCTGGTGCAGATACATACATACAAACCCAACATTCCCATATGTTGCTAGTCCGTATGTGGTGACATGGAAGTTGTTTAAACCTAAGTTAATTTTATTGTCAACAAAACCGCACTTCAATAAAATATCATCAGTCAATTCAATGGGATTTGCTTTCCATTTCCCTCTAAATTTCTCACTAAATGTTATGCTTTTTTGCCGAATTTCAATTACCCTAATTAACTTCTCGGTATATTCTTCTTTGAAGATATTACCTATCCTAACTTTATTCGGCTGCATCATGTGTTTGTGTTTTAGTTTAAATTATGCAAATATTTGATTCTCAACCGCTAATTTTACCTTCCATTGAAGTTTTATAATAGTTGTTTTCTCAATGTCCGTATCTTCAACTAAAGCTATGATTTCGTTAGTTAGTTCTCTAATTTCGGCTTCATATTTCAGCTTCATTTTTTTGTATGATGATAGCTTTGTCATTTCTTAACTTTCTTTGGCAAATAATACTTCTTACGCTCCTTCAATGCCACCGCTTGTACCTTAGCTATTGAATCAGCATATTGCGGTACTTGTATTGTCATACCCTTAATTATTGCACCATCAAGATATTTCTTAGGTTGTCCGTTCGGGTTATTGGCTTTTCGTTTTTCACTCATAGTTTATATTTTAGCTACAAAAATAAGCTAAATAAATTAATTATAAACGAATAAACAATTTTAAGTTTTTAACGCGTATGCCACATAGCTACTGCCGTCTATATGGTGATTGTTTTTGTCTATTGGCTGTCCTGTTGGCTTGCCATCTTTATCCAACATCCAGACGTATTGCGTGTATTCATTCCAAAGGTGGTCGCCCTCCGTACCTTCAACAACTGATACGTTGTACCCTTTCATTATTTCTATTCGTGTTTCAATGAAACCTTTTCCGTTCAAACCTTTCTTCACAACTCCCATAGCGGTAAATCCGCGTCTTAGCTGTGGGTACTTTTCTAGTGTGTAAATGTCAAAGTCTGACTCATTGAATCCATTTCGCATCTTGCTAATCATATACTCACCAATTGCACTATCTACGATAATAGTTTCCTTTGAAGTGAATCCCTGCTCACATAGCCATATCATCACGTCATTGAATCTCTTTGGCTCGTAATGTAGCGGCTTAATGATTAATTGGTTATTATGTGCCTTAACTTCACCTATTGCGCATGGATCCGTTCCTCCCCAATCGATGTAATAATACTTGTTATACTCGATTCTGTTGTATTCCTCTATGCTTATTCGATTCCAACCTGTGAATATTTGACCTTTGATGCCAGAAGAACATAAGCCTAGTATTTGAGTAAGGTAGTAATGTGGGTTATAATTTGCATGGTTCGGGTCTCCATAGCTTTCATACTTTGCGATTGTCTTAGGCTGTAAATATGGGTTATCAGGGTAACTGGTAATGATATAAACTACACCTTCGATATTCTTAGGTTCAATATAATAATAGCCATCATGCTCACTTGGGTTAATATTAAAATATCTTCTAATAAACCAATGGTCTTTAGTTGGTACATTGCTATTCACCATTACAAAACTACCTTCATTCCTTACCGAATCCGCTAAAGTATTAAATTTATCTTCATCGTTTAAGTCCTCTATTTCTTCAATCAATGCAATGTCAATGTCAGATATGGATTTAAGATGCGCCACCTTGCCTGTGGTTGATGAACGAAACCCCATTGTAAACACTAGGCTACCTTCGTTTGGGTCGTTTGTTTTCTTTACTATTCTTTTTTTCAATACACCTTCTTGCATATCGTATATTGAACTGATATAACCATTTGACTTGTCGTTTATTTCTCCGAATCTTTTTTTTACTTCGTTTAAAATTGATTCATCGATTTTGCTTTTCTCATCACGCATCACAATGGTACGCTTGCCTTCGCAAATAGCTTTTAAAGTAATGTATTTGCTTGATTCATGGCTTTTACCACCACCACGCCCACCTATATTAATTACTAACCATGTATCTTTTGGTAGGTCGTATAGTATTTTAAATTTATCGGTTGGATTAGGTTTTATAATCACATTATAGCTGAATTATTGGCGGTGTTTTTATCGTTTCTCCGTTGCTTGTTATGTCTGTTCTATCCCCGAACATTTTAGGGTAAAATTTACTAGATAGCCATTTATCAGTTTGCATTACAACATTTGCTGTACTTGCATCTATTTCACCTCTTAATGCCATTTGTTGCACCTTTACAATGTTATTTATCAATGCTTCGGTCTTATCCTGTTGAGCGTTTACATACAATGTTTTTAATTCTTCATTATCTCGTTTCCAATGTCTGAAAGTTGACCATGAAGGGTATTTCTCATTTGATTCTAGGACTTGGATTATATAGCCACCGTCTGCTATTAATTCGCAAATTTCCTTACATAGTTCGAAGTTATATTCGCTTGGTCTTGCCATTGTTTATTTTTTTAGCATCCACCCCAACCATCCGGAGTATCTTTATCATTCATGAGGCAAATGTAGTAATAATTCATGAAACAAAAAAAAGAGGCGGTTAAGCCTCTTGATAAAAGTTGTTTTTAGTTGTTTGCAATTATGCTAATTTTAACCAATTGATAAATTCTTGCTCGGTCAAGTTGTTTAAAAAGTCTTTCATTGAGTTATCGTTGCTTTCGCCTTTTAATACACAAGCTAAAATTACATTGTGTCTAACTCGTAATGGTAGAGATGTTAATCTTTTAAAGCCTGTAGAGTATTCAGAAGGTTGATCATTTACTTTAGCTATTGTTTTTGTGATTGTTGCAGTTGTCATTGTGTTTGTTGTTTTTTGTTGTTGTTTTTGCGAGTGCCTCCTCTTGTTTCTTTTTTCTTTTTAGAACTCATAAACAATACTTGCTTCGTAAATAGTGTTTTCTGATTTTGTTTCGTTTATTCCTCCACCAATTACTGGTTGCTCTTTTATGATAAGAATTGTTCCTTTTACTTTTTCAGTAGCTACTACTTCTTTGATTTCGATTTGTGCTTTTGAATTTGTCATTTTATTTTGTGTTTGTTTTTATTGATAGTGCAAATATAGTCTAATTTTTGATTACAATACATTAATTCAAAGTATTTTAGTAAATAATTTGTTAATGATTGTTAAAGCGTTGGTATCACTACGTTTCAGAGAAATAATATTTTCAAATAAAAATACTTTTAAAAATAGTTGAATAAATATTTGTATAAATAATCAATATAGAGTAATATTGCTTTTTTAAACAATTAAACACAATGTCAAACGAAGTAAAATTAATAGGGTTTACAGATTTTCAAACAACTTGCGATTGCTGCGGTAGAAAAGAATTAAAAGGCACTTATTGTATAGATGTAAACGGTGAAGAGTTATATTATGGCTCATCATGTGCTATAAAAACTTATAGTCAATCTTTAGGGATAACTAACGCAAAATATTTATCTATTGCTCTAAAAAATAGCCTTTATCAAGTAAGGCAAGATTTGATAGATTATATAGTTTGGGATTTAAAATTGCCACTTACTAAAGAAAACTTTAATTTAGTTGAAAGCCATAAATTATTCAACTCTGTAAAAGGGATGGTAATTGACAAATTTACAAAAATAAACACCCCTTTGGATTTGTATTATAGTCCATTTACAAGAAAAATTGAAATATAAACACATGGCAAAAAAACCAGACTATCGCAAATATAACGGAGGTAAGAGAGAGGGCGCGGGTCGTCCTAATCCTTACTCGTGTAAAGTCGTTTGCAAACAGGTAAGCATTCCAATAGACGGAGCTGCTGACTTGGCAGAGGCTGTCAAGGCTATTCGGCAAAAGTATTTGAAAAAGCAGGAGGATTTTTCGGAAGGATCATAAAGCGGTTAGATTTTTCGAAGTGGTCGGTATTTCCGACAAGTTAGATTTTTCGGAGATGTTCGGTATTTCCGAACCACTTAGATTTTTCGAAGTACAAAAAAAGCCAACCTTAGTTAGCTTTCTTTGCCTTTTTAATCTAATAAATAAACACGTTTTGTATGAAAAAACTTTGCTCAATGCAAATGTAGTAAATAGTTTTAATAATCAAATATTTTTTTTCCTAAGATTCAATTTTATAATCTATTAATAATTGGTCAATCCATTCTATTGTATCATCAATATTTCTAGCGATATAATAAATCCCACCCATTTCACTAACTATCCGCTCATATTTCTTTTGATAATCGCTTTGCCTATCCTTGGCAAATTTTACTTCAATCTTTAGAGTTTGAGCTAATTTCTGCCCATTTATTACAATTGGGATCATGGCATGAATATCTGGGCTACCTTTAGTTCCAGTTCCTTTAATCCAATGTTCGCTACCTATTTGTTTTTTAAATCCTACAATATCTGTTACAATTTCCTTAGTAGATATTTTGCGCCCTGTGGTGTTAATCCGTTCCGCTTGGCATCCGTTCCATGTTAGATATTCGATAATACCTTGAGTAAGTCCGTTTGTTGAGTTGCAATTTCGGGTATAGTATCTAAAGTTGTTTAAATCAGTTTCATCAAAGATTGGGTGTTTATTTTTGTAATATTTCATTTTAGCCTCAATAATCTTGTTTTTTGTCATTTTGTTCACTCTAGTATCATTTTTAGGTTTTCTATCAAATTTAGTACCTTAGAATTGCAATTAGCCATATTATTCAGCGTCAATGGTATTGCAAAATCTTGTTTTAGTTGTTCATCAGTTTTAGTTCCTATTTGCCCTGTGGAGATGTTTGTCCATGTTTTCAAGTCTTGGGTAACATATATTGTTCTGTATTTTTTGTGTACTAGGATTGTTTTCATGTTGTTTAATTTGCTGTAAATGGATTTCAACGGCTTTAGATAATCTCTTAGCCTTGTTTATTAAAATTAAGGTTTTTTGTGTCATATTTAATAGATTTTTATGTATATAGTTTTTTTTTAATGTATTTTTTGGCTAAAATATGGGTTTTACTGCAACATTTGTTGCAGTAATGTTGCAGTAATGTTGCACCACTTTTTCAATGATACCAACGCTTTCAGCGAATGTTGCTGTAACATCGGGGAAAATCGGATTTTGAAAAAACTTTAAAATATCTTTTGCATAACCCAAAATTGAAATGTTACAGCAACATTGTCGTAAAAATGGCATCAAAGCCGCATCATTACTACATTCTCTAGGTGCAACATAGGTGCAACATTTAGGCTCAAATGTTGCAGTAAAAAAGCGGTTTTTCAATTTCATGAGAATTTTATGTATTATAATTTTTTTTAATTTATTATTTTGATAATTCCTTAATCCAACGTATAATTTGCATCCGACTTACGCCCAAAGTTTCGCCTACTTTAGTGCGATTCAGCTCATTATTTTGGTTGTAAAGCTCCATAAATTGCTCGCGTTTCGACTTGTTTTTATGGTTGTACATTACTTGCTTGATTTCGCCCATTTCTAGTGAATTGACTTTTATTTTCTTAGCCATAGCGATAAAATACTTGCTTAGCTTTTCGGCTTTTAGCATCGATTCCTTAGATATTTGAAACGGGTCAATAGATTCCGAATTCATAAAAAACTCCAAAACATGGAGAAGTAGAGCAAATCTAGGAATATAAGATTTCTGCTTTGGAAGCATTGATTTCATATATTCGTTTTCATCGTCTGAATTTTGAATTTCTGTTATTTCGTTAAAAATCCGCTCCCATTCTGTTTTAGCTGCCTTGCTTAATTTAGCCGTTTTAGGCAATATTTCAAAGTCTTCAGTATAATCTAAGAAATTATTGATAACGTACTCATAAAAAGCTACAATTGCGTTCTCATACCATTGTATCGTAGCTGGGTCGATATCCTTACTATTATACCGAACTACTTTCAAATCGGGGTCGGTTAATAGCATCCTATCAACAAATCCGTTATCTTTGTTTTCTTCTGTGTAGAATGTTTGTAATACGTTTGGTTGTATGCCACCCAAAACAGGAATAAGAGGCTTATCTACAAAAACACTTGATGCGGTTTTTCGATTCATTGAAACTGATTTGCCGCTCCAAGTAGAAAGCCAAAATTCTAAATCT